ATGCCTGTTTGCCAGCCGCACGGCAAGCCTTTGGCTTTTCGGGCATCCAACATTCGCTCAAATGCGGAGATGTACATTTTCTCGTAGGCAGGCCAGCGCATGAATTCACGCTGTCTGCCCCCCTTACCAGCAATCGGACAGCCGATGCAACCAACACGTTTCTGACCCTCGCAGTACAATGGATTTATGGGTAGATGCTCACTGTGGATGTAATCCCATACGTCCCGATCTGTCCAATCCACAATCGGGTTGACTGTCATTTTGCCTTTGAGTGCACAAGTTTCAAACTCACGTCTGCGTTCATCGTTGTCGCCCATAAGGATGATTCGCTTTTCTTTGTTCTTGTGCATCAATTCCATAACGCCACGACTGTTCTTGCGCCGTGTAGATTCAGCCCATCGGACACCTGTTGCAATAAATCTGTTCTTACCAGTGTTTTCTTTAAGAACATCACAGCAATATCGCACAAGTCGTGTCGGTGGCATCAGCTTTTGAGGAATCAGCGTCCACATAGACACAGGTTTGTCCTTGTAGCGTGGCATAACAATGGAGCATTTGATTCCACGTTCTTCCATCTGTTTGAACTGCTCACGGATGAAATAAACCGTTTCGGGTGCATCCGCTGTTGTGTGACTGTTCACAACTTCAAAATTGATTCCAGCACGTTCAGCGAGTGCCACAAGCACCTGTGAATCTTTTCCGCCAGAGTATGTGACCATGAGCGGCTTCTTATACCGATGCTCTGACAGCCTTGCGGCATCCTGCAACCGTGCGATTGCAAGCTGTTCTTTACCCATTGTCCTGCTCCTTTGCTTGCAAGCGAGAAAGCCAGCGGGCTTGTTTCGCTTCTACAACGTCAGCCGCCTTGTTGGTGAAATCTTCCATGCTGACATCCATTGCTTCAAGCAGAGTGTGGATGCACAGAAACACATCGGCGTATTCTTCGATGAAGTTCTCCCAACATTCAGGCACGGTTTTGGGCGTAGGATTTACGCCGTTCATTGCCCTGCGCAGTTTCAGCGATGCTTGCGAAAACTCCGAACATTCCTCTGCAAGCTGTGCAAGGATTTCATCAGGAGGTAAAATTTCAGACATTTTCTTGCTCATTTTCCCATATACTCCGTTCTTACTGTTTTAACCGTGTCGTATTCTGGATAGTGGTTTCGGCACTTCACGACCGCCCAATCAGTGGCTTCCGTGTCGTTCTTGCTATCCACCATGTAGCAGTGCGCATCCTCATAGCCTGTTGAACTGTCGATGCATAGGAGGGTAACTTTGTATCTTGCCATCAGGTGTTCCCTTTCAGTCGATGTATCTCCATGCAACGATTGATTCGTTATCCGTAACCCAAACGTTTTCGCATAAGAACCAGCGTTTATCGGCATATTTCCGATATGCAATGTCTGTGTCGCCACTGTTGAATTTTATTTCAACTGCTGTTCCGCTTTGTGGTTGAACGGTCATGTTGTTCCATTCGTTCTTGTTTCCGCTATCGGGCTTTTCTTTATTTGGCTCTAGCCAATCATTCAGTTGCTTCATGCAAGATGGACATAGCTGAATCGGTTCTTCGCCCAGTCCAAAACGGTTACGTTCAACCGTGCAATCTAAGAACAGAATTGAATTTGCCGTGCCGTAGCATTCGTTTATGTCAGGCACGTGCCGATTGAAAATCTCACCGCACCTGTCGCACTTAAATACAACGCTCACTCTTTTACCCCTTTCATCTTTGTGCCACAGTTCGGACAGTAATCGAAATCGGATTCACGTTCATAAGGAGCCAGCTTATATTCCGCTCCGCACTTATCGCACTCAATCGAATTATTCTCTGAATCGTAAATCCATTTTGCTGGTTGTACTCGTTCTTCTTTCAACCAGTCATTGAGTTTTGCCATGCAAGAGGGACAAAGTCGAATATCAGAAGCGGAAATTGGATAGCATGAGTATTCATCCTCTCCCTTTACGCATCTTTTAATTGCGTTCCCGCTTTCAAAATTCGGGCTAAAAGCGAACGCTTCACCGCACCTATCGCATTTCATTTTCTCTCTCCAATCTCTTTAGCAGACCGTCAACATCGTATCGCCAATGGACACGCAGCCTTTTTGCTTTGACTTCTATCCCCTCTTGCTCTGCCCATTGCCAAGGGATGCTCTTTCGGCTCTCGTTGTATCGGAACGCCAACACCTTGTTTGCGGGAATCGCAAACGTGCGGTTGACAGACCGATAGTTGACTATCACATGGGCGGTCTGACCGGGATAGCCCATCGCTTCCACCATGTCTGTGATGTGCTTCTCCTTGCGGTACTTGCCTTTTGCCCTGTCGAACTTGCCGAACACCTTTTCCAATGGAATAGAGGGCGTTTCGATGGTCTTTAACTCGAACAGGTGGTTCATCGGCGCACGGTACACAAGGAAGTCACAGATGTTGTCGATGGAAAAGGACAGGTTGTCGTTGCCGCCGTAGTACGTTGCAGCACTGTCTTTCAGGCGGTAGCACCACGCATCGGATGAGACGGATGCTTTGAAGTCTGCTTCAAACTGCTTGCCAGTGTTCATGCGTTGTCCTTTGGCCGTTTAGGGAGTGGCATCCAGAACGGCATATTGTCAGGAAACGACACCGCAACAGTCATATTCACAATTCCTGCACGTTCCGTAGTGCTATACCAAACCAAAATATTTCCATGTGTGTCCCCATCCCATTTATGGGGTGGGCAATTCACTGTATCTCTCCACTCATTCATCCTCGTTCACCTCTAAACTCACGGAATGTGTGTTGCGCCATCAGCAGGCTTTTTCATTTCTTCCATGATGTGTCTGTGTTCTTCGACCGTCATATTGTTCGGATAAAACCGCTTGTCCACAAGTTCAAACGGTTGCATATAGCATTCAAGAACATCTCGTGCTTCTTTTCGTGCTTTTTCGGCACACATCTCAATGTATTCTTCTTCGGTCATGTTGTAGTCGGTAATGCAATCGACTACTGAAGAGAATCGGCATAACAAGCCGTTAGGCTGTCTCGCAATAAAAGCACCCATTTACCTTTCTCCTCTAAACTCACTCCCCAGAAACCGCTTCTTGCCACGTTCCCGGTGCTTGTCCTCGTAGTCACGGTGGTACACGCTCTCGCTATGGTTCATCTTGCGCACAAACTCTTTGCGTTCTTCAAAGTCAGCTTTCTCTTCCTTGTACCGCTCGCAGGTGTCGTGGCAAGCCGGTTTGCGAGATGTGCAGTTGTGACAACAGGTAATCATTGTTTTATCCCCACTGTTCAGCCATTGCTTTTGCAATGCCCGGAAATGTTTTTGCTCTGTTAGCTTGTCGGTCTTTACCGCCATGATTGAACCAGTTCCCGGCGACTTTTGTGCTTTCGCACTGCTCAACCGGGATTTCATTGGTTGGCTTCAACTCCGGCAGACCTTTTAACCAAAGGCACGTTTTCTTTTTGAATGGATGTCCAAACTGATACGGTTGAATCGTCTGCGTGTACTTCGGTAGACAGTAGACGGATGATGGAATCGGATTTTCTACGGCAATTTTCGGGATGTCAGCCCACCAAAACCGAAGGAAGAAGTCTTTTGCCATCAATCCTTTCCGCAACCGTTCTTCATTCAGAGCCCCTTTCGGGTAAAGGAATCGTGCACCAGCGTTGGACAGATAGGTGCAAGGTGGATGTGCAATCAGTAAATCCCACTTGCCTACATCATGCTCAACGCCGTCCATCGTCACGATTTGCCCCCCCCTCAAGAGCCTTTAGAGCATCGCCCAGAATGTGCCACTCCGTGTGTCCGCCAGACGGTTCCTGAATATCGCAGGAATAGGCTTCGTGACCTCTCGCACGAAATGCTTTGCACACTTCCTGCGATTCTTCACAAGCTACCAAAACTTTCATCTTTCACAAACGCCCGTCCAGCCAGATAGCGCAGCTCTTATATATAAGGTAGGCGGTCAAGACTTGGCCGATAAGAAAGCCTTGCTCATATCAGCGATAATGTCATATCGGTCTTGATATTTGCTATATACGGTTGTTCCAGTGCCAAGTCCAATCTGCGTCTGGTTAATAGACGCAGGGACTATATAGATGCTTTCCTTTTCTTCATTCTTTGCAATCAAAAAGTAAACATCGCAAGTTGGAAAACGCTTTTCAAGGTTGAACGAATAGCAAAAGCTTTTATTCGCCCTGCTCGGCCTTGCTGTTTTTACATCCACCTTAACGCTACCATTGACATAAAGGTCATAGGCGTATCTGGTAGACATTCGTTCAACTGTAAAGCCGTGTTCTTCCAGCAGTTTTGTAGCAAGGTCTTCGCCATATTTCCCGAACTGCGTTTCGCTTTCTTTCATCTCAATTTTGAGAAGTTCAGCCACTTTATAGTAGCCACCTGGAAAACGTCTGATTGCATTTGTCAGCTTGTCGTTACCGTAGTACCCGCTTAATTCGCTTCTTGATGGCATTCTGGTTAACCCGGTAGCATCCATGCAATCTTTTACGGATTGAAGAATCTTCTCTTGCGTCCAATGTTCGCCAAATGCGTGCCCCATGTGCGGATACCTCAGAACGGCAGTGAACCATCATCGTCAATCGGCGCAAAGTCATCGTTTCCGCCCTGCGAGAAGCCAGAGCCAGCCACGCCAGCCAGCGTCTTTTTCGGTCTGACCTCATAATTGCCGGAACGAATCTTCTCGGCGTTGGTGAAGCGGTCAACGACCAGCTTGGTCTTGATGCTGCCATCGTTTGCCTGATATTCTTCCTCACGCAGAACCACGCCGACAATCTTGCCACGCAGGGTCTTTTCGTCGTTGTTGAACTTGTAGCCGGGATTGGATTCCTCAACGGCGGTAATGAACGCCTTGAAATACGGCAGAGCCTTTTCCTTGTAGCTCTTGATGGTCTTTCCGCCCCATGCCCATTCGCCCGGATTCA